CCACTCCCAACAATCATAGCTGTTATTTCTGTTCCATCTGCTCGCTTTGCGAACGCAATGTCTCTACCTTGCTGATGACCTGCGATACAACTCGAATGATGCTTGTTAAGAATTGATTTAGCAGAGCTGCAAGGACGACCCATAGCACCGCTAGTGTAATAATGACAGAACGAAACCCCCTCAATAACCACAGGCTGGAGAAAAGGAATGGTCTCCCAACCCATCTTTTTATATTGTAGGTCATCAAGTGATATAAGCCCATCAAGTTTTGGGTCATTTTGTATAGCCCTTTCGATTCTGTATTCGTGGTTACCGTATAGCATTACCATACGTGGTTTCCAACGAGGTTTGTGGTTCTTCTTTAAAAAGTCTTGTCGTTCTTTAATAGGGGTTAGGAGGGCTTTCATAGCTTCGTGAGTCGCTTTAATGTCTGCCTTGTACCTTTGCCCTTCCATACTCTTACTACCTGCCTTATCGTGGCTAGAGAGGCTAGGCATATCTGCAAAGTCCCCTAGGTGTACGATGATGTCAGGTTGGATGTCTACAGCATACTTGCCAATGAAGGTTAAGAAGTCGTAGCTGTCGTTTGGTCGTACTTGTGAATCAGGTATTACTAATATCCTCTTACTCATAATTGTCTCCTTTAGACTATTACTCGACTGTTACTAGGGAATCCGTCTTGTATGCTTCCCATCTACTTTTTACTTCGGTAGAGTCAAGCCACATATCTTTACCGCGTAGTACATCTTTTACCTCGTCATCTGTTAGAAAGCCTTTATAGATTTCTTTAAATGTTTCTTTCAAGGTTCGGTCATTGAAGTTGATGTAGTCCATTACCTCATGTCCTTTACCCTGTGTACCTGTAGAGTAATTATGTATCATGAAGTGGGTATGTTTCTCAACCTCTAGCTCATCACAAGATAAGGCAATGATTGTACCTGCACTAGCGACTGTACCAACAATACGAGCTACTACAAGTTCTGCTTTAGATCGCTTGATAGCAGCAACGATTTGAAAAGCACTATCGATATAACCACCACCTGTGTTGATGTGTAAGATTACTGTGTTGTAATCCTCTGCTATCTCAAGTACATGAGCAAGCTCGTTGTATTCATCAGGTGAGCCAATGTCTCCTGAGATATAGCAGTGGTAGGTGTTTCCTACTTTACGAATAGGGACTGTCTTACTCCAAATACCATTTTTAGTCTTGCCTTCTAACATCTCTTCTAAATCAATCTCGTATTCCATAATGCCCCTTTATTTAAAATTAACCTTCACAAGCAACACAACCACCATCGCTACCACGTACACCAGCTTCGCTTCTGATATAGTATAGGGACTTGATGTGTTCATTGGTAAATGCTTCTTTGTGTACTCTACTGATTTCCTCTTCAGCTGTTTCAGCTGGGAAGAATAAGTTTAAGGACTGTGCTTGGTCAATACTTCTTTGACGTGTAGCAGCTAGTCGTACTAGTACATCTTGATTCCACTCAAAAGCTGTCTTAAATACTGCTTGCTCTTCTTCTGTAAACTCTTCCATCTCTTGAATAGACCCATTGTTAGCAATGATTTTATCAATTAATGCAGTAGTGTAAATCCCTCGTGCTTGCATACGTTCTAATAGTACAGGGTTAATTCTGTTAATCTCACCTGCTGGACTACCTTGTACAAATACATTCTTATAGACTGGCTCAATGCCTTGGCTTACAGAACCACATACTAATGCTGAGCTACTATTAGGCGCAATAGCAAGTAGATGTGTGTTACGTAGTCCTAATCCTTTACACCATTTAGGTTCGCCTTTAATAATAGCTAACCATTTAGATGCTTTAACAGCTTCTTGTTTAATGTGTGCAAATATCTTTTGGTTCGTTTGGTGTGCTAACATACTATCCAAAGGTATCATATTATTTTGTAAATAGGTATGGAAGCCTAAAGCTCCTAAGCCTAATGCACGACCTGACTCAGTAGCTCTAACTGCCTTCTCAATACCTTTGATGCCTCTGCCGATATTAATAAACTCTTGTGCTACACAATCTAAGAACACAATTGAATTGAATACAGCATTGGTGTCAGCCCACTCGTCATACTTCGATAGATTCATTGAGGACAGCACACAAGTAAACGTGTGAAACTCATCGCTGGCTAATGTAATCTCAGTACATAAGTTACTGGCTTTTACTTTAAGTCCATGATTAATATAGCTTTGTGGGTTAGCACGGTTAATCTTATCAATGAATACAAAGTAACCTTTACCAGTTACCATCTTAGTTTTTAATGCTCGTTGGTAGCGTTGTCTTGCTTCGTTGTCGCCAGCCTCTAAGTCAGCTACAAATTTATCTGTAACTAACCAGCCTACATTACAGTCATCAGGATACTTGTTGATGAAAGCATCAATCTCCCAAAAGTCATTGTGTGTAATCTCAACGTAACCAGCCCAAGCACCTCTACGTGTATTGCCTTGACTTACATCACGACTCAGCTGGATGAAGTCTTTAAGTACAGGCAGTACACCTGAAGCTACTCCACCTGACGCAATAGGCTCTCCACGACCTCGGATGTCTCCAAGGTAGGCGGACGTACCAAAGCCATTCTTTGTAAGAACTGCGACCTCTTTCTGTGCATCGTAGAAGTCAAAGACAGAGTCGCCTACATAGTTGCCCGAACAACTAACTGGACAGCCTCGGTTAGTACCCATATTAGCAAGAACAGGTGTAGAGCAAGCCAAATGACCACTCCACATAAGATTGAAGAATACTTTTTCCCAATGGGTTGAGTCATCCATATGTTTAGCAGCCGTACTAGCAATACGCTTGTAAACAGAATATAAATCAGGGTAGTCACTTGTAACATATTTTTCCTTTAAAATTTGCCATGCAGCTGTTGTGAACCATTGTGGTAACTTTCCTACTGCTTGTAGTTTCTTACGCTCATCACTTAAATCTTCATAAATACTTTTTACCATGAGAACCCTTTTTCTTTCCAGTTACGATTATACTCTGAGCCTTGGTTATTAAAAAAGTCATTCATCTTTGACTGCTGGATGTTCTTGTAGAACCATAAGCTGATAGGGTCATACCCAACTTCATAGTGTTCATCCATACCTAGTTGCTTGAGACATAGATTCAAACGACTCTTAATAAACTGTTTCATTTGGTGGTCAGTAATACCTTTGATGTCACCTTTTTCAAATATCATATCAATAATACGTGACTCGTGGTCTAGCACTTGGTCACAAGTTTTAATGATGTCTGCTTTTAATTGTTTTACTTTCTCTTCAGTCAGCTTAGTCTCACGTAAGACTGTTCTGAATAACCAAGCTCCTGCTTCGCTATGTAGGTTCTCATCTCGTACTGAGAAGTTGATACCAGCTGAAAGGTTCACAAGTTTATTCTTACCTTCTGACTGGAAGTGTTTTAAGAAGGCAAAGTTACTATACAAGATAGCACCCTCTGTAATACTTCCAATAGCTAACGATTGTAATAAGTCGTCAGGTTTAAACTGTCTCTCAATCCACTCAATGCGATTACGTAGTGTGTCATCCTCAACGTATGAGTTGTAGAAGTCTTCTGTATCTAAGTTAAGCACTTCGTTGATACGGTTGTAGAATGGAGCATGGATACTTAACTCTGTCCTACCAAACTCTGTAGCCATACGCTGTATCTCAGGGCGTATAAATTGTTTTCTTACAAAGTCTAACCAGTAGTCATTGCCTACATGTGTTTCATACTTAGTAAATAGTTTTAATACTGTAACTACACCGTGCATCTCTGCCTCAGTAACTGAGTTGTGTAAGTCGTGCAAGTCTTTGTCCATCTCAATCTCAGTAGCAGTCCAGGCAATGTGTTCCTGAGCTTCAGCATATTCTACAGCTTGTGGATATTCAATTACGTATGCTGTTTGTTTATCTGTAATCATTTATGTTCCTAAAATAATTGTTGTTGTTTACTTTCCTTCACAAAGATACCATCCACCATTTTACCTTTGCGGTCTTTAATGTCATTATAAGCATGCGCCAAGCAGTCGTATAGGCTTAAGCCATTACGTTCTGCAATATTTACTAACACAACAATGATGTCCCCAATGTCATCGATAGGACTTGTTTCATTGTAGATTGATGTTGTTAGTTCATCCATCTCTTCTTGTAGTTTAAGAAGCTGTGCTTTATCAGTTGCACCATCAATCAGGTTTCTATCGTAGTGCCATTGTGTAACCCTTGTGAGTAAATCTGCTATCCGTAAGTTTTCGATTGAGCCATTAATCATTTTGTAAGTCCTGCTTAGCTCGCTCTAAGTAAATCGTAGCATCCATCAACTCTTCTTGTAGGTTGTTAAGCCAGCCAATAAGGTCAATGTCTTTACGTTCTGTTGTAACACCATACTTAGTCATGCCTTCAGCAGCTCTCTTTAAGTATGCCTCAACTACAGAAGCTACGTTAGGGTCTTCAGGTGCATCATAGGTTGTCTTACGGTCAGGTATAATCTGTACCCCTTCAGGATAAAACTCCCATAGCATACCACTTGCTTCTAGTTTTCTGTACTCATCTAATGTCATTTTCATCTTTTATCCTTTAGTGTGTGTCAGCCCAGCTATCACCAATATCTGCTGTGCCTCTGATTGGAATACGAAACTTAAGATACGTAGTCACATCATTAAATGCGTCCTCTAGTGTCTTAGCTACGTCTTCCGCTATATTCTCGTTACATTCTAGCTGTCCCTCATCGTGGACATTTAGTACCCACTCATAATCTTGTCCTGCTTTGTACTTCTTTTGTAAGTTTTGGTCTGCAAAGATTAACCAATACTTCATCACCAATGCCCCTGCACCTTGTAGTAAAGTGTTGAGTGCACTATGTGCTGAGCGTATGTGATAAGGATTACCATCCAATGCTTTAAGCATACCGTTAGCTTTATATGTCTGTGCGACCTGCTCAACGAGTGTCTTAATAGCTGGAATCTTTCTAAAGAAATCCTCTTTAAGTTTCTTACCTTCACGCTCTGTACCATTAACAATCTTACCTAACTTACCATCGCCAGCACCATAAAGAAAAGCATATATAAAAGTCTTGGCATCATCTCTAGTGGGCAATCCTGCTGACTTCTGATTCAATGTATGAATGTCTGTGCCTTTATCTTTGTCGCCTTCATCTACGGCTACTGCATACTTGCCTCCATCAAACCTAGCCATGTAATGACTTAGTGTTCTCAGTTCCAATGCGTCTGCATCACAACCGACAAGCTTCTTACCTTTTGGTACTGTAAACAACGACCTTGCCTCGTGTCCCTTGTATGCTCTTGAGCTAGGCACTTGTGCCATGTTGGGATTGCTATGAGTACACCGTCTTGATACAGCTCCGAGTGTATTTACTCTACCGTGGATACGGTTGTTATTATCTACTGCCTTCAGCCAAGCGTTCTTACCTTCTGCCAGCTGTCCTACTAACTTAGTTACGTTGAAGTAGTGTGCCAATACTTTTGCCTCAGGGAAGTCAAGCTTCTCTAGCACTACCTCGTTTACAATTGGTGTGCCCTTCTCAGTAAAATCTTTGGGCTTCCAGTTGTACACTTCTTTCAACCACCTAGCAATGTGCTGTCTGCTGCTTGGATTAAACACAGTCTCCCTGTAGTATCCCCAGTCACCTTTGCTATTATAATGACAACCAAGCAACTCTTGATTAAGTAATACTGTTGACTTTGTGCCATCTTTCTTCGTTGCTACTTTAGGGTAGGGTTTAGAAACCCAAGTCTGTAAAGGCTTAAAAATTTTTTCTAAGTTTTTTTCAGCTTGGTCAACCTCTTCTAGCAACTCTATGTGTAACTGCTGTGCCTTCTTAACATCAAAGTACACACCATACTTCTCTTGTCTGCTCATAACCTTAGCAAACTCTTGCTCTAACCATATTGCCTCTTTTGGTGTCTCAGCTAGTTTAAGCTTTTGGTATAAAGCATAAGTAACCTCAACGTCTTGCTTACAATACTCGCCCATCTCTTCTGAGTAATCTTGCCAATCAGTCTGCTCGCCATATTCACCTTTAAGTTTTCTTAACCTGTAACCCCAGGCTTTAAGCGAATGACTTCCTTTAAGGTTTGAAGGTATTGTTTTCCTATTTGCATCTTGTAGCATAATGTTAGGATAAACTAAGCGACTAATGATAAGTGTATCGTGTACATTAGTATTGACCTCATAGCCTAGCTTAGCTAAAACTGGTAAGTCAAAATTAATACCATTGTGGGCAATAACTACATCAGCTTGTCTCAGTATCCTAACTGCCTCGTCTATATTGGTATATAGCTGTGTTGGCTCGTCATCTACTTTGATAGCAATACAATGTATTTTGGTAGCTGTGTCATATAGACCGTTTGTCTCAATGTCAAAAATCGCTTCCATCATTGTCTCCTGTCTGCTCGATTTCAAAATCTTCATCAAGCTCGTGTACAATACCAGTTTCTTTGTCATACCTAAAGCCTACGGTATTGCCTGTTGCACTTCCTGAGAACCTATCTTTTAATATTCGGATAAGCCCTTTGTTTCTCTCATTTACATCATCGTGTAAAGTATTACGTTCAATACCAAACATTGTATATGCCCATCTCATGATAGCACGACTGCCTGTAAACTGACCTTGCTCTGTACGACCCCCAGCTTCATGGGATGTCCCTGATTTAGGGGGATTCAAATGAGATACTAAAAGTATCCAAATACCAAGCTCTTTTGCAAGTCCTGCTACTTCAGCCATAAGACTATCTAAGTTCCTACGCTCGTCTTGTGCGTGTGAGTTTAAAGCTGTCAGGTTATCAATGTAAAATATACGACAACCATAGTTATGGAACATATACCTAATCTTACTCTTGATTACACTCCACTCATTACTGCCAAAGTTGTTAAATACAAACAGGGAGGAGTCAAAATACTTAGCCCCTGTCGCATCAAGCTTAACTTCATCTATCTCAATATCAGGGTTATGATAAAAGCACCCATCAATTTTACCAGCGATACGTTGAAAGGTCTCGTCTACATCTTGCTCAAGCATAAATGTTCCTACTCTCCACCCCTGCTGCAAGTCGAAAGCAATTTGACTCATGAGAAAATCAGTCTTGCCTACACTAACCCCAGCCCCTACCACTACAACTTCACCAAACCTTCTTCCATAAAGTAGTTTAGTAAGCTTATTGTAATAGTAAGGAAAGCCTACTTCTTTACGTTTCTTAATAAACTCTCGTCTATCTGTAAAGGTTGCAATGTCATCAGGTTTATACTTTTCAGCATTGTAAAAGGCATTTATAACTCCTGCCTTACCTTTGTAAACTAAGACTTCATTAGCATCTTTGTAATCTGCGTGTCGTATGATACGTACTTTGTCAGCAGGGAGGATGTTTACACATTCTGCTACTGCTTTCCTACCAGCTTCATCGCCATCAAACCATAGGTAAATTTCTTCGTATCCTGACAACCAATCTAAATGCTTTGAGATTTCTTTCTTAGCACTATTACTGCCACCCTTAATACTAACAACAGGGTACTTACCATCAAACGCTGTGGCAACTGATAGAGCATCAATCTCACCTTCAGTAACTACTACTTTCTTACCAGTATTAGCCCACAACTGCTGTCCAAACATAAGAGCTTCGTGTGTATCACCGATAAACTTAAAAGTCTTATCAGGATAACGTAGCTTTTGTGCTACTAGCTCTTTATCTTTGTTGAAGTAGTTGGCTATCTGACATAGTGTACCATTCTTATCATGCCCTATACCATATCTATACTGAGCCACAATAGCATCAGGGATCTTACGCTTTGCTAATGCTTGATACTCATATTTGAGTAGCGTTCTGTCTTTAGGTTCTGTGTTAGTGGGTGTATAATCACCGTCTATTTTTTCCCACTTCTCACATCCAAAGCAATAGCTAGTACCATTAGAATAAACGGCATTAGCATCAGAAGACCCACAACTGTCACAACTAGTATGTCGTATAAATTCACCTTTATCACTCCCGGTCATCATCTAAAAAATCCTCATAATCTGCTGCATCATCTAGGCTTGCTAAGTATCTCGCTCCTACCTCAATTGCGTCAGCGTAACTTATTTCAGGGTGCTTGTACATAATATCGCTAACAATCATTTTAATACTCCATTCGTCATCCACTTGCAATCTCCTCAATAACTACATCACATCGTGGGTTTGATTTGTCAATCCCTCCAAACACATAATTTATATTAGAAATATGTTTGTAGTTGTCATCCACTATTACCCCAGCTTCAATTAAAGCATCATGTGTAAACTTCCCAACGATCGCCCCAATATTGTCTATATCAAACATTCGTTTTGTTGGATAGAATATGGTGTATGTTATCTTACAAGGTGGTTGCATCGGTTTTAAATTACGAAAAGCCTCTACTACTTCTATCTTAAAACTTTTCTTGAGTTGGTTGCTAACATGAAACTGCCAATTCCTATATTTGTTAAGGTTGAGATAGAACATTGTCTTTTTTCCTAACCCAACCTCTAACCTAATAGGCACTTGAAATGCCTGAGTAATCACTAAAAGTCATCCTCTTCGTCAAAGCTATCTACCGAGGCTTTAGCTGCCTTACTACCGTAGCCTTCTTCTTCATCAAAGTCTGACGAACCTGCACCAGCATATTCAACTAATTCTACAATCTGCATCTTAGTCCAAATCAATGAGATACCTACTTCTTTTGTGTTTGGAGCTGTGTAAGGGTTCGCATATGCAACACAGCGAATCACACTACCATTACCAACTAGCGGTAAGTCTGTAATCTCATTACGCTTAGCATCTACCACAAAGATTTTATCTGTGTTACCTGATGCTGTTCTATCCGCCACATTGTTCATCTTGAATTTAAACACGATGTAACCAGTAGCATTACCATCAGAATCTAAGTCTTCACTAAAAACATCTCGTGTTTTATAGTCTTTACCTCTAACACCTAGTGTTTCTTTAGTTTCTGCATACGCCACATCTCTTAACTCTTCTAGCTTACCAATAAACTCTTGAACTGCTGGTTCATTAGGGTCACACACCAAGTTAGTTGAATACACACCCTTTTCATTGTACATGAAGTCAGGCTCTTTAACTTTACACCACACAGCCCTACCTTTTGGTGAAGTGATATTAAAGCCTTTTACTGCAAATGGTTTTGTTGCCATGATAATTGTCTCCTTTAGACATCTATAAGTAATCTTTAAGTAATCTTTAAGTATTCTTTAAAGTATTTAATTAAAGTAGTAGTTGTAGTAGTTAATCTTAAAGAATCTTTAAGTACTACTTTTTATTGTTGGGTTTATACTATTACGTCCTTTCAAATGAAATTAGCTAAAAATGTATTTGCTATCAATAACTTGAGACAAATCTAAAGTATTGAGCATTATGCTCTCAGGTTCTTCTTCGTAAGTAGGATTAACCTGCCTTACAAATCTACTTAAAGGCTTAGTCTCAAACATCTCAACGAAGGCTTCTCTGACTCTTTTATTCAACGCCTCAACTTGATTCACAGGTACACCATAACTATCATGAACCAAATGAAAGTTACTACACCCATCTTCTTTCAATTTCAACACAGTCATCGACAACAGAGCAGCATCTAAACTATGAATGTAGTTTGGCGCGATTCCGCTAATCATTTTCTGTGGGTTAAGGGCATCCATAGTCTTACGTATAGATAACTTGCCTATGGGCGTTGTAACACGCTCTAGCTGGGTCTTATGTAGCTTTTGCAGCACAGGAAACTCAGTTAGTGGTGAGGTGTAAAAAGCCCACTTACCATTCTTAACTAAATCAGCTGTAACTTTCTTAAGATACTCTTGACCTACCCTAGCACCCTTAACAACATCGACAATAGCACGGTCATTTAAGTCTGTCAATAATTTTGCTACCATCCACATATCACCAACCCAAAACTTCTTACCGTTGTACTCAATATCTGTAAGCTCAGCTTTAAGCTGTTCATACATACCATATTTAGTAACTGAGTACGGCTGTGTCATCGTGTTACGCTTTGTTAGCTGTCTTGTAATCTTACCCTTCAAGCTGTTAGCCAATGCTACTGTGGACTGCTCATGCTCTTTGCCGTCAGAAGTAATGAAAGAAATAAACTTAATATAATCCCCAGCTTGTAATAACGTCTCAACTTTATCAGCAACCCTTTGGTAAATGTCATTCCTAACATCACCAACAACATTAACTGCTTCAGCACCTTCTTTATCTAATAGCAAACCTGAGTATATCTGAATACCACTACACGTTGCATCTAGTGAAACTGGTATATGAGAGATAAAACCATCAGGGTCTTTCAGATAATCAACATACTCAAAACACCATGCTAGGTACATATAAGGCTCTTCAGCATCCTTCCAATACTGTCTGTTTGATATAGGGTCTTCAGCAATTAGTTTAATCTCTTCCTCTAACTGCTTGATTTTAATGACTCTTTCGTCATAAAGCTCTTTATCGTAGCCGTAGCAGTTAGCACCGTGAATCAGAAACCACCTTAATTGCTCTTCGTTTTCTATCTTACAACCGTTACGAAACTCTAGTAAAGCCTTGACTTCACCTTTGCCTTGTGGTTGTAGGTGCTGCTGGATAGGATATATCCTGCCCCTAAAGTCATATTGGTAACTAAAGTAAAACTCATCTTCGTCTAAATACTCCCTCGCATTATAAAGAACTAAATTGGTCATAATAGCCTTACCGTAGCTACTTATGGTAATGTCACGCTGTGCCTCTAAGTCCTTGAAATACTTACGCATTTGTGTCTTTTCTTTAGGTAAACCTTTATAATTACCTACCGTATTAATCTCGCCATAATTGTGAATATTAATAAAGTCTTCAGGTTCTAGTTTACCATTGTAAGGCAACTTACCGATTAAGTACGGATTGTTCCTTGCACTCTCAGGGTCTACGATATTATTGTCAAACACATAAGACAGCACATCATATACACGTCTATTTACTCTCCAGGAAGTCGCCTGAAGGGCGTTTAGTGTGTCGTATATGATAGGATTAGGCTTTCTCTTAAAAAACGCTTCTAAGAGCTTCATAGAGCCTGTACGACATTTAATAATAGGCATAGCATATAACTGTTCTGTGTGGTATCCCCCAGTACCATGAAAATCTACCCAGTCTTTAGGTTTAATCAAGTGGATTGGAAACTTTCTATAATCAGATAGCAGCCGTTCTCTTGATTGTAATACCATCTTAAAACATTCTTCAGTATAAACAACATACTGCATCTTTTTCTTATGTGCAGTTATTATGGTTTTAGTCTCAATAATGTTGATGCCACTTTTAATTACTAGATCTAATAATAAACCGCCAATGTAAGTCGTGATGTTCGTTAAATCCTCAGCATTAAGACTAGCTTGCCTCTTGATAATCTTGAGTTTTTCACGTGTTCTAAAAGTCTCACTCCTTGTTTTGAACCGCTTGTCCACAAAAGCCCCAAAATTATTGTCACTTCTATCTAACCTCCGAATCTGTATGCTTTCATACAAAGCGTTAAGAATATGTCTAATTAAAGTAATTGTTGGCACTTTAATATCTTTACTGATACTTCTAACAATGGTAGCTAGGACAATAAAAGCCAAGTCTTTGGGACAGTCATAAAACTCTAATGCAATTATGTCCCTTGCCTGTCCCATCTTGCCATGTATCTTTGTATCAAAATACTCTTTGAGCTTATCAGCTACCGCATCAATACTATGTACCAAAAGCATCTTACCTTCAGCAAGCTCATCTGCTTGCCCTGATTGAACTCGGCTATTAATCTCTTTCATCAGTCGGGTATAACTAAAGTCACTCGCTGTCTGTTCTAGTTTAAGTTGCCTGTCCACCAAAGTTGTCATTCAAATCCTTTCGGGTAGCTGTTATGCTTCTGCCTGATATACTCACCGACTAAACCACTACGAACGATGTCGTGTTCATCAAAGTAATTGAAGTCAAACTGATTAGGTAACTTTTCCAGTACCTGTAAGAATTTCTCAATGTTCTTTTCTGAATGTTTGGTAAAGTCACGTTGTAATACATCACCACAAAACATAATTTTAGAATTACGACCAACCCTAGTAATCACACTATCAGCCTCATGAGCTGTCATGTTCTGAAACTCATCAACAATAATAATGCTGTTGTCTAAGGTTAGCCCCCTGATAAAGCTTGTAAGCATAAATTGCACACCATTGTGGTGCTTTAGTATTTCATAGGCATCTGACCTCCTGAATAACTCGCTGCAAATCTGTCTGTAAGGTAGCTCATAGACTGCACCCTTCTCAGCTTCTGTACCCTTCAAGAAGCCAATGTCACGTGTTGGTACTGCACTCCGCACAATCACAACGTGCTTATACTCACCACCCTCCATAACCTCTTTAAAAGCCTTGTAGCAAGCAATAAATGTCTTACCAGTCCCTGAGTAGCCAAGTAGTAGTTGGCTTTTATCTTTGTCATAAGCATCAAAGAATCCCTGCTGTGTATCTGTTAAAGGGATAACATCAAGTAGACTGAGGTTGTTATCATTAAATGCATTTTTTGCTTTGCGTCTTACTGCCATTAAAATTTTACCTCTAAAGTTTCAACTACTGTTTCACAAGATGTATCGCCATACTCAACGATTACAGGTTGCCCTATCTCTAGCCCTTCACCACTTAAAATTAATGCTTCAGCCTCTTTCTTTGTTTTGGCTTCAATAATAAACTCTTCCTGGATGGTTGTTGTGGCTAGTATTGATTCAAGTTTAACAATAAATTTTTTCATCATAACTCCTATTTAGAATTGAATTTAAGTTTAACTGCGTTAACACTTGTAATAGTATTACGGTTGACATTACGATAACCTTTTGTGAAATCATAAAACATAATGTATTGCTTAGGGTCTGAGGTTCGTTGCATCCCCTGTGTATGCTTGTGAACCCCTGTGCGACCATGCACCACACCTGTTGTACCATCTTTCTTTGTGAATTCTACCTTGCAGATTTTACCTGATTCAATAATATCCATTAAAGTTTTGTTCATTTTAATCTCCTAAATATTACACATTAAATTACCTAAAATAAAAGCTACCACCAAAACTACTGCGAACAATAAAGCATTTCTAACGTCCATTATACACCCCTATTTAAAAAATCAATATTTAATTTTCAGCTGAATAATTATCCAATAGCCATTCTTTTGTGTCTAAGAATTTAAAGTTAGCTATCAAGATATTAGCGACCTCTTTGGCAATCAGGCGATGCTCTAACTGCGTCTCAACACCACAACGCGCATCACAATAATGAATCCACGACCTCAAACTGCCATTCATGTACATCCGAGTTATCGTTAAGCCTTCAGGTAGCAATGCCCTAGCTTGTTCTTTAGCAACACCGTTGTGCAATGCATCTTTATAAGCTCTGTAGGCAATGTACCACACATCTTTCTGTGCTGTATTAAACCCTTGATTGATATCAGGATTATTAGATACAATAGAATTCTGTCGGTTCTTTGTGTCTTGCACCCTTGCCTGACGTACCACCATTTCCTCTTCAGCTTCGGCATAACGCTGACTAAACTCTTGGAAGCTGAAAGAACGATGTCGGATAACTTGCCTTCCGATGTCTCTTGTTGTCTCTATCTCCATCACCAAGTTTACCATCTCGAAAATACTAAAGTGCTTATGTTTGATGCAGTATTTCAACAGACCTGCAGCAGTCTGTGTGTTTAGCTGGTTAGGTGGATTACTTACTCTTGCACAATAGCTAATAAAATCTTCAGCTGTGTCAATCCCAGCAATTTGTGGCTGGCTTATACTAACTAGATTTACTTTCATGTTTGTCCTTTGTGTTAAAATAACGGTTTATCCCACTCTTCTGAGTCAATCGGGATTTGTTCAGGGTCAGCAGGAAACTTAACTGTGCCGACTGCCTGATAATTAAAAAATCTAACTGGCTCACCTTCTTCATCTAACAATGCCCATTGTTTCATCATGTGCCTCTTGATTGTTAACTATAACAGCCTCATTGTAATACTTTAATTCATCCTTTTCAAGCTCTAAAATGGTTAGCAAATGCTGTACTGAAAGTTTATCAGCGATTAGAGAATAATTACCATCACTTCTGCCCTGTAATTTAATAAGTCTATCAATATCTTTTGCAATTCTTTTGTTACTTCTTTGTCTAGTCATTTTAAAACTCCTTTGATTTACCAGTGGTGGTACACGTTAATGATTAAAGCAATATCGGCAATGATAGCCAAGATTATCATCGTCCAATTAGTCATTTTTTAATTCAACAAAATATCTAATGCAATCTTCAATACATTCACGAACCAATGTTAGCTTTTCGTGCTTATTTTCAAGATATGTCAAACTTTTCTCATCTTTGTATTGAGACATTGTTGCCAACACCTCGCCCAACAACTCAGCTTGTTGACGGTCAGTCATATAATCGTTTAGGTCGTACTCGAAGCCGTTATCCATTAAATCGTCAAGAATATAATCTGTGGTGTTCATTTTAGTTCTCCATGTTTTTAAAAATATGTTTAATTACTTCTACCGTCCATCCGTTACCTAGCATCTTGTATCTCTGTGTGTTGGACACGCCTATTGTATACCCATCAGGAACTGTCTGCAAGCGTTCACATTCAACTGGTGTAAGTTTACGGTAGGTTGGATACTCAAATCTCATGTATTCATAATTAGTAGCAGTTAAACAATTTGACTTGTTTTCCATATTGCGTCCGCGTCGTGTCTTCGATGTTGGGAATGTCAAATCGAAGCACCCACCCTCTTTAATTTCCGTATATCCTTTTTTAGTCGCCTCAGCAATAACTAAAACCTTTGGCTCTTCTTTACTGAACACTAATTGCCTTCTGTGCTTTTCAAAATAGGATTTTAAATTACCACCTTTATAATAATTAGCATCTAAGCAATGAGACTTGTCTCTATCCACAACACCATTCTCTAAAATATCCTTAATAACGATGCCTCTATCATCAGGTTGCTTAATATTTGGGATGTTAGTCCAATATAAGCGAACACGATTCTGCGCAGATACTAATGAGCTATTAATCATAATCGGCTCAACACCTAAATGCTCTGTGATAATGTCTTGATACTCTTTTTTCATTCGTACATTTTCAAGCAAAAAGTATTTAGGTTTTGTTTCTTTCAGCAATCTAACAAATTCAAAGAATAGCTTGCTTCGAGGGTCGTCAAAATTTAATTGCTTACCTGCAAAACTGAAACCTTGACATGGACTACCACCAATTAGCAAGTCAATCTTTGGTAAGTCATCACCTTTAATTTTAGTCACATCACCTAAATGAATTGTATCAGGAAAATTGTTTTTCGCTACCTGGATAGCATACTTGTCAATCTCTGCTGCAAAGTAATGATCTATTTTAATCCCTAACTGATTTAATGCAATTTGCCCACAACTCATGCCGTCAAATAAACTTAATACATTCATTTTAATTCCTTTAATAATTAAAAGCATTGTCTAATGCGTAAGCTTGCACGATATACTGAAACTCATCATTTAATATATCTAATTCAGCCTCACTTAATGCCACGCCCTGCGCATTTTCTGCATAGACTGCGTACGAGTCCACAAAATCAGGATAATCTCGCATGTCTATACCCTCAACAACAAGATTTTTTACGCTATCAAAATTTAACATTATATAACTCCATTCGCAATTAAAAGTAAAACACCATGAATACTAGCTAACAATACAATCAATATAACAGCTTCATAAACAATTTTCAATATATTTGATTTTACTTTTGGTTTTCTTCTGTAATCAATCATTTTATTCACCTTGATATGTTAATTGACGCGCTTCTATTTCCTCGTCAAGCTCTGATTCGAAAAACGCTCCCACATACATCTCAACTGCGAATGCGATTAACTCAACATTTTCAGGTGACATCATTCTTTCCATGATGTCGTTATGTACTAAAAGTTGTTTATCTAAGATAGTCATTTTAATTGCCTCTCGTTATATTAGTTAAAAGTTAACTGGTGTTGCATTAAACTCTGAAGCCAGTTTTCT